ATGCTAGCTCAGTTTTCAGCGCCTATTTGTGCGCAGTTGGTGCAAGAGTTTATGCAGACGTATAAACCACAAAATGATGAGGACCCATTGGTTACTATACGTAAACAGGAGTTGGCATTGAAAGGCCAAGATCTGGCGCAACGCGCTCAAGAATTCCAGTCTAAAGAAGAAAGACAGTGGGCAGAAATGGAGAAGGACATAGACATTGATGAAGATCGCTTGAACTTACAAGAAAAGATTGCTCTAATACGTGATGAAACGGCTCAGGATAGATTGGACCAAGCCGAGCGGTTCCATGAAGATGATATGAGGAAACAATAATGCCATACGGACCAGGAACTTACGGAAGTAAGAGAGGGAGACCCCCTAAAAAGAAAAAGAGCAATAAAAAAGGTAAAAAGTCTAAGCGACGTTAAAATGCCTTGGAGAGCTAAAGGACGCGAAGTTCAGAAAAAAAAAGGTGGTAAGTGGAAACATCATGCATGGGCAAAGAGCGCTGAAAGTGCAAAAAGAATGGTTAAATTACTTTATTCAAAGGAGAAAAAATGAAAGGTAAAACTTTAAACACAGGAAAGAAAGGACCCGCTTTTGGAGCAGGACCTACTATTGCAGAAGTGTCAGGAACGGTTGCTATTAGCAAGCAAAAGACGCCAAAGGTCACGCGCAATAAAATACCTTATGCTAATAAAGGTTTGGGTCCATTAGTAACTAAGAAATCTTTTAAAGCCAGTACAAAACCTGATCCCGGTATGGGCAAAGGCAAAAGTAGAGGTGGAGGAGCAGCTTCTTACGGTACCAAGTTTGAAGGCATTTTTTAGTGGATCCATTATGGCTCGCGGATAAAGTTTTTAAACTGATCCGCGCAAAGAGAGAACAACTTGCTGAAATTTTAATTGGAGGGGGTGTTAAGGATATGGAACACTACCAACACTTAAGGGGACAAATTGAAGCGTTGGATTATTTAGAAGCAGAATTCCAAAGTATTATTGGAAAAGCAACAGAGGATGTAGTAGATGAGTAAAGTATTAGTTCCCAATCATATTGCTGAAGAACAAGAAACGGAAGCAAAAAATAAAAATCAAGAAGAAGAAAAAAAAGAAGTAAGCATAGATAGTGCTTATGTACCTGAAGAAGAAAGGGTACTAGATCCTACATTATTAGATAAAAGTTTATTAGAAAGAATGCCAACCCCAGCCGGTTGGCGTATATTGGTTTTGCCCTACGCAGGGAAGGGCGTTTCGTCAGGTGGTATTCATCTCGTACAAGAGACAGTATCACGGGAAACTTTAGCAACAGTCGTTGCTTATGTCCTGAAAAAAGGACCCTTGTGCTACAACAATAAGGAAAAACATGGTGACAGCCATTGGTGTCAGGAAAAAGATTGGGTTTTAATAGGACGTTATTGTGGCGCCCGCTTCAAATTAGAAGATGGTGCTGAAGTTCGTCTTATCAATGACGATGAAGTTATTGCGACCATCGGAGATCCTTCTGACATACTAGCTGTTTAAGTAAAATTAAATCAAACATGGAGAAAGACCATGCTACCAGAAAAAAATGTAGTACAAGACGATGACTTTACTGAAGTTGAAGTTACGCACAAAGAAGAAGAAGCAGCAGCCGAGAAATCAGCAAATGTTTCTCCCCCTGAATCATCCGCCGAACCGGCTGAAAAAGAAGAAGAGCTAGAACAGTACAGCACTAAAGTTCAAAAACGTATTGATAAACTCACCAGGAAACTGCGTGATTCAGAACGTAAAGAACAAGCTGCCGCTCATTTTGCTCAAAATGTTTATACTGAAAATCAACAATTACGTCATCGCACTCAAACAGTTGATGCTGGCTTTTTGTCTGAATACGAAAATCGTATTAAGGCTCAAGAAGCGCAGGCTAAACAAGCTTATCAGGAAGCATTTCAAAGTAATGATTCAGAAAAAATGACAGACGCTCAAGGCGTATTGTCAAAAATAGCTGTTGAAAACGAGAGACTTAGAGTAAGTAAAACGCAACATGAAAATCAGCAAAAACAAATAGCATCTCAACAACAGGCACAGGCGTATGCTCCTCAACCTCAACCACGTATTCCGGACCCTGATCCACAAGCAGTAGATTGGGCCGAAAAAAACGAATGGTTTGGGGATAATGAGCCTATGACATTAACTGCTTTTAGTATTCATCGTGACTTAATTGAAAATCAAGGTGTTGCAGTTAACTCAAAAGAATACTATGATGAAATAGATAAAAGAATTCGGAAGGAGTTTCCTCAGAAATTTAATGATGAAGAAACAGTTGAAACAACAGACAGTCCAGTTGCCCAGACTGTCGCTCCCGTTTCAAATGCTTCCGGAGGTGGGCGTAAAAGTAAACGTATTCGACTATCGAAATCGGAAGTTGATATGGCAAGAAGGCTAAACGTGCCGTTAGAAGAATATGCTAAATTCGTCAAGAGGTGATAATTATGTCAGATGAAGACGCAAGATCCAGGACAGAACTGGATTCAAGAGAAGATGAAACGCGGGAGGAAGAGACCGCGCGTAAACCTTGGGCTCCCCCCCAAATGTTGGAAACTCCGGAACCGCCAGAAGGCTATCATTATAGATGGATTCGAGCGGAATACGTGGGACAAGAAGATCGAAAAAACATAATGTCTCGTACCCGTGAAGGCTATGAATTAGTCAAAGCGGAAGAGATGGGTGATTTTGAGCTTCCTTCCATGGATGATGGAAAACATGCAGGAGTGGTAGCCGTTGGAGGTTTGTTACTTGCCAAGGTTCCTATTGAGACACGCGATGAAAGAAATGCTTATTTCGCACAACGCGCCGACAGCCAAATGCAAGCGGTCGACAATGATCTCATGCGGGAATCCAACCCAAGTATGCCTATCCTTAAACCGGAAAGGCATAGTAAAGTAACCTTTGGTGGAAGTCCCAAAAAGGGCTAACACCATTAATTAGGAATGTAATATGGCAAATAAAGACAGAGCATTCGGGTTAAGACCCGTACGTAAACTGTCGGGTGATTATTACGCCGGTGGACAAAATAAATTCACGATTGCTGCTAGTTATGGCACTGCTATCTATCAAGGTGATATAGTAGCTGCAGTAACAGCGGGCAATGTTGAAAGAATCGCAGCGGGTGGCTCAGGCTACGTGCTCGGTGTTTTTAACGGGTGTTTTTATACTGACCCTAGTACATCTAAACCTACATGGAGCAATAAATATCCGGCAACTACTGCCGCGAGTGATATTGTTGCTTTTGTGGTAACTGATCCTAATATAATATGTGAAATTCAAGCAGACGATACGTTCCCAAGAACGGATTTGTTTGGTAATTTTGATATTGTGGACAGTTCCCCCGTAGGAGACGCCTACTCCGGTAGAAGTCATTTAGAGTTAGATGTTACCACTGGTGCAACCACCGCCACACTTCCCATAAAGGCTATTGAAATTTCACAAGACCCTGAAAACTCTGATGTTGGAAGCGCTAATACTAACGTTCTCGTTACTATTAACAATTCCTTGTTTTCAGCAGGAACCACAGGGTTAGCATAAGGAGTATAGGAAATGGCAGCAATTTCTAGAGCGCAATTAGCGAAAGAGCTTGAGCCGGGTCTTAACGCCTTATTTGGAATGGAATATGACCGTTACGAAAATGAAACCAAAGAAATTTACGACACGGAATCTTCGGATCGTGCGTTTGAAGAAGAGGTTCTCATTATCGGATTTGGGAATGCTCCGGTTAAGAACGAAGGTGACAGTGTTAATTATGATGATGCAAGTGAGGGCTATACTGCAAGGTATACGCACCAAACAATTGCATTAGCATTTGCACTAACAGAAGAAGCAGTTGAGGATAACCTCTATGACAGGCTTGGTTCACGTTATACGAAAGCGCTTGCGCGTTCGATGGCACATACCAAACAAGTTAAAGGAGCAGCTACTCTTAACAATGCTTTTTCGGCATCTTATACTGGTGGCGATGGCGTAGCTTTAGTTTCAACTTCTCACCCTTTGGGTGGTAATGCTGGAACATTAAGTAATCGTCCAAGCACTTATACAGACTTAAATGAAACTTCACTTGAACAAGCAATGATTGACATTGCTGCGTTTACAGATGACAGAGGAATGATTGTTGCGTTACAAGGCATGAAACTTATAGTTCCGCCTAATTCGCAATTTATCGCTGACAGATTGTTAGAAACCCCTCTACGTCCGGCGACAGCAGACAATGACATCAAC